GGCAGAACAGCAAGACAATCAGTCGTCGGAGGATTCCTCTGGCGGCAATGATCGAGCAGCCCCATCTAAACCAAATAAGGCAAAGACGGGCAACAAAAACCAGATAACTAAGAAAAGTAAACAACGGAACCCGCTTGCTGTAGCTATCGAGCGGGCTCCAAAACTGTCAGTACCTGCTAAGTTAGGGTATGCCACGTACCCAGCTCCAACCGGAGCTGGGCGCAACGACCATCAGGTCGCGGCAGAGTTACGTTCGACTAAAAGATCAGAAGGATTGCAAATGACAATCAGCGACGCCAAGAAACATGGCGCCAATGCTGTTTTGTGCTTTCCCGGGACTTTTGAGGCGACGCTCGACCCAAAATATGCAGTGGAAAACAGGTTGATGTACTACAGGGATGCTTGGAGGGGTTACGACCTCATCAAGGAGCTCCCCGTCACGGATTGCGAACCATTACCAGGTTCGACCTACTTCCTACACGACGTTTACCACGAACAAGCCATAGAGAACATTTGGCATAAGTTCGCCGTCGGAGGGGGAGAGGATTACCTGCGCTTTGTCATATCAAGGATCTCATTGGGAGGTCAAATTGGTATAGACTTGGCATGTGGTGAAACCGCGACGACGTGGAAGACAGAAGATGGGAGCGCGTACGCGCTCGCCAATGGTTCCGTCTCTCAGTACGTTGACTCCCAAGTGGATAAGAGGTGGTTAAATCGGCGCTCAGGACTGCTCTTCGTTGACCGAGAGCAGAAGCCCGTATACTTTATCCACAAGCCAGAGAAGAGAATGGACCATAAGTCTGCCTCATTCATCTCTAGATTGTTCCTCACTCGCGACGAACAGCCCGAAATTCTGTTAGGATATCCGTTAACAGATATAGGAGTTGTCGTGAATGATCAAGGACTCGTTCCACTCCTACTCACCAAAGGTTATGAGTACGAGTATTCGGGTTCGGAGCATGATAGAGTAGCTCTAAGAAGGACGTGTTTTAACGCTTTGCTTTCGTATCACGGAAAGCGCAATTACACCATCCTGATGGAGACCCACGGAGCTGCGATACAAAGAGCCGTAGCAGCGACGATGGAGAGAGTGATGTCTGTGGATTTACCCCCGGTGATATTCAACAGGAAGAGCCATATCAAGAACAGCGCGATTGAGTCATACAGACTTAACGGCCCGTTCGGATTCTTGAATGGACTCATAGCCCAATTCGGAGTGAAGCAATCTCTGTTAGAGCTATTGAGTGGCTGCGCCGAGGAGATAAAACTCCTCTTCAGCGCCCTCTGGACCAAGATTCATGCTGCTTTCACACGCATGACGGCCTACTTTCGTAACAAGAAAGCGGGTGCGCCGGCTCCCAACAATGTGTTGTACAACACTGCTGGTGCTGTGAAGAAGTTTGCCGAGTATTTGATAGGCAAGAATCGACTCCCCTGGCTTTCCAACGTGCTTATGAGGTTAAGCAAGTTGATGAGGAGCCCATTTCAGAGCATCTCCAAGGGAGGTGTAACAGAGTCTGTGTGGGTTTCATTGATCCGGACCTCCATCTTCGTTTTGACGGTTGTGGCGGAAAGGATTTTGGCTGTGAACAAGGTTGGCGCCTTGGTCATGGCTCTGTGCGATTTCGCGGCGGTTGCCACGACGCAAGGATGGTTAGTAGCGACCGCCAATGTGACGGGCGCTGCCATCCTTGCTCTGCTACCCATCTGGCTCTCGATGCCCTTGAGCCTGATAGCCGACTCCATCTTCACTGGCGTAGTGTTTAATATATACTCGCTAGGTGAGCGGGCGGTGAATTATGTGCGCAATTTATTGCGGCGCAGGTTCCCACGTCCCACAGATGTCCGAGTTGAAGATTTTGTCGTGATAGACGATGAGGAAACTCAGCTGATTGCAGCAACAGGACCTAAGATTGACATCCTGGCGTTGCCTCAGGACGTTCCGCTCCCCTATGTGACCATGGACGGAGAGAGCGTCACCGTCTCCGACATTTTGCGGATATTGCCTGCCCATAAACCTGCAACATTTTATTGTGTGAGTGGGAACCCCTTTCTAAGGAAGTTCAGGAAGTCAGATGCGCTAACAGCGGCACTGACTGGCCTACTTAAGCGTTATGCCAACATTCCGCCGACAAACCCTGCTGTTTACCATGTAGCGGCGGACCTAGTGAACAATCATATAGATTGGAGCTTCGTCCCCCAAGTGCTGCCATTGGACAGAGATGAGGTGTTGGAACATGGACGAGGCCGCTGGTCAAGAGCGAAGCTCGGATCATATGCTGAAGCCTATGAATGGCTCGACTTGGGTCAAACCTACCTGCACGGAGCTGCGCCGTGGGGAGGCAAGAACGACGAGCTGCTCACGGGCAAAGCACCTGATCCTGACTATGCGGACACAGTCCCGGGAAATGATTTGGATGACCCAGCGATGATCATAAAGGGGCGACTTGTGTTTTACGAGTCGCCTTCGGATCACGTTGGCTGCGAGAACTTAATAGGATGGGCGCTGGCCATGAAGCCAGCGGTGATCGACTTCATCAATGCCTATCGCATGAGGAGCGGAGATTACACCGTGCGGATGTTTGTCCCCAGAAAGGGAACACCTACTGAGTTGGAGTTTGAACTGCAGTCTATGGGACCATATGAGGTCCTTCAAGAGACATCAGGCGACGACACTAGGATGAATATACAAACGCGCTTCGGTGATCCAAAGCAACTCGCAGCGGACGCAAAGAGTTGTGACACCACCATCCAGGGGCCACTACAGAGACCGATAATGTTTTTCTGTGGTAGGTTCGGGATGCCGTTGAGTGTTCAGAAGGCGATCTTGGAATATAATGCCATGCCCAAAACCTGTAAATTAAAGGATAAGGGTAAGACAGTTGCGAAACTGATCTTAGATCTTAAGAAGATCATTAATTGTTCGGGGAATGCATTTACCACCCTAATAACAATTATCGCGTTGTTTCTCGTATTAAACTCCTTCGCGGCAGACTGGGACACCACCCTTGAGGATTTCAAGCCTTGTCTGACAAAATCTTATACCGATCTGGGCCTGCAGGTCGAGTATGAGTCGCCCCCTGATGAGGACCGGAATGGCCTCACAGTGCGTGGTCAGTGCACCTTTCTATCGACGATCGCCTATCCTACCGAAACGGGGGAGGTGAGAGTATTACCGATGTGTGCCACGAAAGCAATGATGATTAAGAATAATTCTGAAGTTGCCCGTGGTATGGGACTGGCCTATGGCTTAGCGGCTAGAAGTGCGATACCGGCGTTTCAAACACGTCCGCTCTTCAAGGCTATGGCAGCGAGTATGCGTAGATACGCGCTGAGCAAAGGGTTCGTTCACCCAGAGAAGGTATTCGATGAACTTGTCGAGCGCGATAAGTCATGGGAATACAAGTTGCAGTACGACAGATATGCAGAAAGTATCTCGGTAAGAGATGAAATGCTGCTGTTGGAACCATTCGGAGTTTCGGAAGCCATGTACCAAAGGGAAATGGCGGCGTGGAACAACACACATGAATTCCCTACAGAAAGGGTCTTCCCTGTGTCCGAAATTATGGCAAACTACCATTATGGCTTCTAAATAAGAACCCTTGGGATAGACCACTCAATTACCTCGTCAGAAACGAGCTATGTGTAAGTGAAAAGTGATAACCTACCACTCCGACAGTCAGATTAGGGAGAGCTACCTCCCGCAGCAGCAGTAAAATATAGACATATTTAGCACATTCAAGATGGCACCAAAGAAGAAGATTAAGACAATCTACTCCAAAACCTCGGCACATCCGGCTTATCCAGCGTCGGTTGCTAGCCGCGCACCAAAACCGCCCAAGCTTAGGCTTGCTCATGGCGACTTGGTGGATCAAGCGGGGGGGGAGTGGCTTGACCAGCTAACCGACGTGTTCGATCGCACTGGGCCTTTGGCTCATATGCCTCTTTATGAGGATCAATTTCCATGCCCGACCTCCATGGCCATTAACACTGGAACCGAGACTGTGGCTATCTCCGGCAGTAATACTTGTATCAACGCTTGGCTCACCCCCTGTGGTGCGCCAGTTGGTGCAGCTGCCGGTGATGATTTGGTGGACCCACTAACATCAGTGGCGTTCGCCGATGCCACGGTGACCAATGTTAAGCTTGGCCCCATTCTCCATCCGTTGACAGCGGGTTGGGAGTGTTCTCCTGGAGTGTTCAAGCAGATTGTTGGCGACACCACACCGACGGAAGCTTTCTTTACTAACACCGTAACCGCATTTCGATATGATCCGTTAGTGTCGCCATTCTCCTCAGGGGGGACGGGCGCACAGGGCATTCAGAATGGCGAGCAGTTTCGAACTGCCGCCTTCGGGATTCGAGTCACATTCATGGGCAAACTCTCTGATACCGAGGGTTATGTAGAATGTTTTCAACCAGCTGAATACACCGACGCCGTTGCCGGCGTGCACGTGAAGAGAGATCAGGCATACCGCTTGAACTACTTTGGAACCGAGCGGTCCTTTACATATTATTGGACACCCAACTGTGATGAGGTCAAATTTTCGATGGACACCTTTGACACAGTCTACTCAGCCAGGTACATCCCTGCAAGGATGGCGATTGGAGTGGGCGGACTGGTTGCTGGTGACAAGATCCGATTTGATTTTGTGTGCATACAAGAGTGGGCTGGCAGGAGTGCCATTGCCACTCAGGTTCCACGCACTCTTTCTGTTGATGCTCCACACATCACAAATATGCTGACTCTGCATCGCGGGGCTCAGCATGATGAGACGAGCATACAAGGAAAGAAAGTTCCTGGTAAACCGCTGAAACAGCTAACCGCTGGAGTAAAGGTTGTGAGCACGCCTTGGCTCAAGAAAGCCATAGCAGCTGCTCCCGGGATCATCTCAGACGCAAAGTACCTAGCCACTGCAGCCGTCCAAGGCGCGAAGGTGATAGCTGGATTGCTGGCTTAAGTTGAAAAACTGC